GCCGGTCGATCCTTGTGCGCCAGTGCTTCCCTGAACGCCCTGCGATCCAGTCGTTCCCTGCGGGCCTTGACTGCCCGTCGCTCCTTGACTACCCGTCGCTCCCTGTGTTCCCTGATTGCCTTGGTATCCCTGTTGGCCTTGAGCGCCGGTAGCGCCCTGAGATCCTTGACTCCCTTGCGCTCCTTGACTCCCTTGCGCTCCCTGAAAACCTTGCGGGCCTTGTACGGTAGACGCCTGACCTTGATAGCCCTGAGCACCTTGAAATCCTTGATTACCCTGATAACCCTGATTACCTTGATATCCTTGTGGGCCTTGAACGCCTTGGGTTCCTTGTGGTCCGGTAGAGCCGACAACGCCTTGGTTGCCTTGGTAGCCCATCGTGCCTTGATTGCCCTGATAACCCTGAGCGCCTTGGCTTCCCGTCAATCCTTGGGTTCCTTGGAATCCTTGATTTCCTTGCGTGCCCTGATAGCCCTGCGGTCCCTGATAACCCTGATTGCCTTGGTTGCCCTGACTCCCCTGTGGCCCTTGGGCACCAGTGGCCCCTGTAGTCCCCTGTGGGCCTTGCACTGACGCACCTTGGTATCCTTGTGGCCCCTGGCTCCCTGTGGCTCCCTGAGAGCCTTGTGGACCTTGTGCGCCCTGAAAACCTTGCGGGCCCATGGTTCCGGGGTTGACCTCAGATTGGGCAGTCCAAATGCCAGTGGCGGAATCGTAGAGGAACGTAAAGTCCATCAACGCCTGTGTCAGTGAGATGGAGGTTGGACCACCTGCGAGGTTGAACACGTCTGTTCCCGAAGTGAGGATGTTGACGGTGTTGTTTCCCTTGATGATCTTGACGCAGATGTACGCACCGTTCGGTTGGCCCGAAGCAAGGGTGACGTTAAAGCCGCCAGCGGTGGAGTCGCAAGGGATGAGGTTGCCGTTGTAGGCAGTCGTAGCGCCTGTGGCTACAGCGGTGCGAGCGAGTCCTTGAAGCTTGGAGTTTTGAAGCGTGGTGTCGGCAGACGCACGGGTGGAAGCCTCAGCCGAGACTTGACCCTGCACGCCAGTAATGGCTGCTGCTCGAACGCTTTGTTCGGTGGAGATGGCGGAGGAGAGACTTGCTTCGGCTGCTTCAGCACGGGCAGTCTCAGCGGTGGTAAGAGATTCAATGTCCGATACATCAGCGACAGCGAAGCCGTGTGACCATGCGGTGTAGATCGGCCAGCCCTGTGCAACGGTGGAATCACCTGCACGAGTGACGACAGCCGAAGTAGCCCCCGTGATGTGGGAGGTGACGTAGACATTTTCAGC